CTCTGATGTTGACTTCCTGTTGACCGCCATAAAGAAGTGGTTTAAACTTGTCGGGTTCTTTTATATAAAGGATTCCTGTGCCTTTTGCAGCGTGAAATTTATGACCACTAAGACTTAGAAAATCACAATCAAGTTCTTTAACATCTATTGAAACGTGGGAGTATGCTTGAGTTCCGTCCGAGTGAAATAGCACACCCATATCGTGACATATCTTAATCTTAGTCTTTATATTGTATATTTCTCCGATTTCGTTATTGACAAACATCCAGCTTACAAGTTCAGGTGAATACTTATAAATGTCATTTGCGAGAGGAGATAAAGTTGCTGTCATTACATTGGGACATTTGAGTATTGAATGATGCTCATATGGTGAACAAAGTACACTCTTAAAGTTTGAACACACCCAATTATTACTCTCTGTGGCTCCTGATGTAAAAAATATCTGATTAGGTTCTGCATTAATAGCCTTTGCAATTTGATTTCTTGCTGTTTCTACAGCTTTATGAGCTGTTCTACCGAGAGAGTATAATGATGATGGATTACCGTATTGCTCTGTAAGATACGGCATCATAGCATCAAGAACTGGTTTTGTTATTGGGGTAGTAGCAGCGTTATCAAGATAAATTGGTTTGTTAATAATTATCACTCCTTCATACCTTCGTAAATTTATACAAATCAACTGGATTGTCCGCTTTATATTTTGTTTTAATAATTTTAATTGTATCAGCAGGTACACTCTCATACAAATAATACACATCTCTGAGCGCAGTAGATGTTATGTAGTATTTTGGCTTACCATCAATTTTATAAGTAAGACAAACAGTTTCACCTTTGCTAAATGGTGATTTACTTAATTGTGATTTAGTATTTTCTGTCTCGTTGTCTATTTTCTTAGATCTTGGCATTATTCACTCACCTTCAGAAATCTGCCACAATGACATTCGCCATCTGTATTTTGTTCTCTGAAAATTTTACACGGGCACTTTGTATCGTCATTCTTTATGAGTTCACAGGGGCAATACCCATTATTATCTTTTACAGCTTTTGTTACTTCTTCATAAATAGCAACATCTGGGTTTTTGATTATTTTCAAACCGTTCATCAGCTAATCACCTCACCATATTGATTATCACTTACAAGATTTACTCCTAATACATCATCAAAATGTTTTTCTTGATTTGGTACATATCGTCCGAATTTACAAATGATATTTTTAAATGTTTTTAGCTTTTCAATTTTATCTTGAATTTCATTTGGATAATAGCCCGTATAAATCACAAAAGTATCATTTACACCTTTGCTACGGAAATACTTAATTAAATTATAAACATCTTCAAATTGCATCATTGGTTCAAGCCCACCAATAACAATAGCTTCTGAAATAGGATTTGAGATATACCTATTAAATATTTCATCAATAGGTGTATCAATGTCCTTTTGTTTTGCTAAGTCACTATTTTGGCAAACTGTAACTGGAATATTTGCTT